TGTGTGTGTGTACATCAGGTTGTTACTCAAGTAAGTAAAACCATCCGCCTGACCCATTACACCGCGCTTGTACTGCTTAGAGATTTCCTCAGAAGACTGAAACAAACCTTTTCTCGCATCCACAGCCGAAGTTTTAGCACTAGGAGACAACAAAGCAATCCACTCGTTTTCACTACCTGTTGCCAACAACTCAGACATACGCTGGTTAGCTTGCATCATGGTCAAGGTGTTAAACACCGTTGAACCAGCAGTACCAATAACGTTAGCCGTAGATTGACACGCCAACTGAATAAACGTTGATTCAATGCGCTGGGCCATTTGCGACACCAAAGGCTTTAAAACACGCATGGCAAACGAATCGAACGCCATATCTGTTGCAAACTCATTCGATGTCAAGGCCACAGCCGCCGTAAACGACTGATCTAACCTCATTGCAACCTTTTCTTCCGTAATGTCCTGGATACCACCAGAGGTAATATCTCTGTTCGTTCCTGTCGTAAACCGAGGAGGCTTATTGATAAAAATCGTGTCACCAGGCTTGTAACCACCAGCTTGCGGGGCAAAATCTACCGAATCTTCCCGCGCAATGGTCCTTACAAACTGCATATCATCAGCAAATATGGTCGCTCCCACTTTGGCAAGCCGACCAAGGACCGATTTATTTGTGTTAATTGTATTAGGCATCAGTTTTTCCTTTATCTAAGGTTATATTTTTTCCTGATCTCATCAGGGGTCATGTCAGCAACGTCTTTTTTAAAAGTTCCCGTGCCCTTAACCGCCTGAATAGGCTTTGGTGCAGCAGAAACTTTCCTTGAATTCTCAATAAATTTTTGGCCTCGCACCTCAGCTTTAGCAAGAAATCTCAAGGCTTCTCGCCCGTCCATGTCCTCTAAATCCTCAATGCGACCTTCCTTCATCAAAGTGTAAAGAGCCAAAGCCCCATCCTCTGATTCCAAAATGGCCTTTTGAACATCCGCAGATAGATTAGGCAAAACGTCTTTTTCAATACGATCACCAATAACCTCAAAATCAGAAATCCTTTCAGAATGCTTGTCAACACTCGCACCAAAGTCTTTAATTCTCTGGCTAAAGTATTCTTGCTCTTTCCGAGAAGCCTCAGATTGTTTTTCTTGCGATGTTCTTTTCTCTAAAGCCGTTTTCACATTATGCTCAACCTTAGCCTCAAGATACTGATCCCAAGTCTCATAATCATCAGGATTAGGAGCAGAGTCAGATTTTGAAACCTCAGGTTCTTTTACCTGTGAAACCTGTTCTTTAGAGGGCACCTGCTGCAACTGAGCCTTAAGCTGCTCGTTTTCCGCACGCAGTTTTTCGATCTTCTTTTCACGCCTCGAAATAGCGTTTACAGCCTTCTTAGGAAAGGGCGTATCATCCTCAGGCTCGGCAATTTCTTCCTGAACCTCGGGACTCTCAACCTTACTTTCTTCAATCTGGCCTTCATCTGTTGCAACATCAGAGGAAACTTCCTCTTCATTTACAACGACATTTTCTTCATTCATACAGCACCTTTTTTAAAATTTCAATACACTTTTACATAACGGTCAGGGATTCCATCAATCCGTTGGCATCTCTGTTGATCGTGATGTTCTTTTTGCTCTGCATCAGGTTGGTTATTCCCTGAATTGCGGCACTGTTACCTTGCAAAAGAGCAAGCTCTAAATCCCTTGATCCATTATCACCTTCATCCTCTTTTTCCATCTCACCAGAATCATCTTCTTGGTTTTGGGCATTAAAGTTATTCGTCATAATCTCAAGTTCTTTTAATTCTTTCTGCATCCGCAATTCTTCCAAACGGATCATCAATTCCTGTTCTTTAATCTCAAGTTCTTTAAACTTTATCTCAAGTTCTTGCTGCTTTAACTGAGCATCTGTTTCCATTTCAGACTGCTGCAACGTCAATTTTGCACTTTCAATTTCAACTTTGTTTTGTTCACTCTGAACCTTTATCTGCGTGTCAGCTTGTTTGTTATCAAGCTGCTGTTGCATAGCCTGCATCTCTTGCGCTGCTGCCTGTAGCTGCTGCTGCATGGCCTCCATCTGCTGTTGATATTGCGCCGCCATAGGATCGTTTTCTTCGTCCAAAAGCCTCGGATCCATGGTTTTCTTGATTCTTTCCGATAAAGCCTCCGCACCTGGTAAATCCATGTACTTAAACACCAAATCACCAACAATCTGCATCATCTCAGGCTGAGATTGCGCAATCTTTCCAAAAAACTCCGCCGACTCTTGCCGCTTTGTCGTAAAGGATGGACCCGTTGTCACCTTCACAGTGTAACGTCCCCTTGTCAGGTCAACATCCTCTTGCTGGTCTTCCGTTATCTCACCATTAACCCCAACCTTCTTAACGTTCCCTTCAAGGTCCATAACGTTCAAAATACGGGCCGTGTCGTAAATCTTAGGAATAGCAGATACAATCACCCTTCCTGCGTAAGATATTGCTTTCGTTAGGTTATCAGCAAAGTGAAACGTAGCCGTGTCACCTTCTTGCTGCCGTCTCTGAATCGCAATACCGCTTGTCTCGTTAGATTTATTCCCTAAAGACGCATCAAAGATGCCCGTTGTGGCCTTAATATCTTCTGCCATCGTTAAGGCAGCATTCACAATACCAGCAGGTATCTGAGGCGGCGGCAATCTTTGCGGTGAGGGATAAGCTTTTCCGGTCTCATCCAAAGGTTTGTATTGCACAACTAAAGAATTGGGGTCTTTCCACTCGTTTTCAAAGCCAGAAATTTGACCCTCAGCCACCATGGTAGGGGCAATTTGCTGTTTCATAAGCAACGATATTTCAACAGAACGCCAGTAGTTATACATCCTTTGCGGGTCCTTTGCCCGACGAATGGCACTTGCCAAATACCGCTTGCCCTCAACCCAATACTCTTCCCCAAATACAGGAACAACAGGAATATAATCCCCTGGAAACGTTGTCTTTTCTAAAATATCCTTGCCAGACACCAACACCCTGTGAATCACCTTCCTAACAACAGGACGGCGCATCGTCTCATCATCCGGCGATACAAGCTCTTCCTTTTTATTCTCAATATAAAAATGCTCGGCAATAAAAATACTATCTTCGTCTTTATATTGCCGCTCTATACCGCCTTCTTTAAATGATGAAGGATCAAAATTAGAATAATCCTCTTTAAAATCTGAAACCAATATCTCTTGCAAGATTGTCGCATGCTTCATATCCGACCCATCTGCCTCAACAGACGTGCAATCAATATAAACACTCAGCGGGTTAGCCACCCTCTTTATGCATATCTTTTGATTAAAAGACGTATCATCTTCATATTCCGTCTCAATGCGCATAAAGCCAATGCCACAACGTACAGACGACAACGCAGCAGAATCATACACAGAATCCGCCATGGATTCGTATTCAATGTTCTTTATCAATCCCGATAAGATTTCCGCCACATCCTCGCTAGATTCACGGTCCCCTGGAATCACCTTAATCGCCGGTGTGTTCATGCGTATGTCATTCGCAATCTGATTTACCACAGATGAAAGCCTGTCAATGGTAAGTGCCGTGCCTATGGGCTTCTTAAGACCCACCCACTGCGCATCCGGTTCACCAGACAAAAACATCATATCACGCTTGGCTTCATCATATATTGATGACCAATAGCCTTGATCTCTGTCAAACTTATCCTTAATTTTTTGGACTAAATCTTCGTCTTTCACAAAGTTTTTCCTTTATTTTGTTTATAGGCTATAGTTAAAAAAACCTTAAAGTCAAACAAAAATGTGGTCTAACCGATACTGGGCTAAAACATACTGGGCAGGCAACTACTGGACACCCAACACCACCACAACGCAAGACGTGGAACTGTTAGGCGGCGGTGGCTACGTATACATTCCCGCACACCAAAAGAAACACAAAGTCCACATCGACACCATCGTTACACAAATCATCACAAAGCAAATCCCTAAAAAGAAGATCAAACAAGACCTAAAACAGCTTTCCGCCCTGTTTAACGTCTCAATCAAAAAACCCCAAGACATTGCCAAGATAGACAGGCCATCACTCTTAAAAGAAACAAAAGCCTTAGAGATACTTTTAAAGATTTACTTAAACTTTGTCATCAAGGAAGAAGACGAATTGCTGGTCTTACTGTTGTTGCTGGACATGATTTAACCTGCGCTCCAGTTTCCAAACGTATCCACAAGCCTTAAAGGCCTAGGCTCTTCACGTCTTAGGTTCTTAAAGCCCTCACACGCATACCGTAGCGCATCAATGCAGTGATCCGATTGATTCTTTTCAAGCTCTGGCAACACCTTCCCGCTGTCTTTATCCGTGGCATAGCTAAAGAAAGATAGTTCGTTAATCGTCTCTTCGCACCGTGGATGCACCACAATCCTGTACCCTTTCAGGAAGTTTATCCCTTCCTCTACACTGTTCCACCCCTTAAGACTTGGCATCATCTTAGGGTATCCATGCTTTTTCATGTGCGATATTGTCTCAGGGCGTGCGCAATCCGCAACAATCACATATCGCTGGCTCTCTGGTATGCTTAAGAACATCTTGGGAAGGTCTATGATGTCGCATTGCCTCAAGACTAACTCATGATCTATATACAGCGTGCGCTCTTTGAGATAACAACGTATCAAAACTGTGGGATCTGTACTAAAGCCCCAATCGCACCCAAACTGAAAGACAGCATCCACATCAGTATCAAAGGCCTTGATAGTCCAGTTGGTGAACACCGTCTTTTCATCTGGATCACTTGCAAACTGACCAAAGATAAACCGTTGTTTTTGTTGCTCATTCATGTTCTCCATAAGTTGTTGGATATAGTTTTCAGATATGTTTTGCACATTATCGGCGGGGTTCATCATCAAATAAACATAATCAGCAGGGTTCGCGTGCGGCTCCTTGGTATAATAATTCACACCCTTGATAAACATAAAGTAGGACCAATGCGAAACGTGGGGCGGGTTTTGGTCATAGAAAAACTTGTTTTTTGCCTCACTTTTTTGGGCCAACCGTGAATACATGAAGGACACAGTGCTAAACATCATCTGGCTGCATTCGTTGAAATAAATGGTGGTATAGTCACTTCCTAAGGTTTTTTCCTTTTGCTTATCGTCCACACCCAAAACCCTAACAACTGACCCATTTGGAAAAGTGATGGTCATAAACGTTTTGTCAATTTTAAGACCTTCATCACTATACCGGCTGGCAATAACAGCTGGGATGGTTTCTTCGAACAAGGATCGCCTTGCGTCTGTCTGGTATTGCCTCACTATAGCGTGTTTTGTGTTGGGGTACTTCTTAGCCCTCAAGAACACCACATGCGTCAAGAGATACGTTTTACCAGATCGTGA